ATTGCAGAGCCATCTGCAGACTCAACCAATGCTTCGGCAACAATATCTTTTTCTACTAAAGTAAGTACTCCATCTTCTGCTAAAGCTTCGGACAAATTAGCTACTTCTTCTGAAGATATTTCTCCATCGGCTGACAATGCTTCTATTATTGCTTCTGCATCTCCCGCTGTTATGTTTCCATCTTCAATAAATTCAGTTATTGCTTCTTGTATTTCTTCAACAGATAGTGTATTATCTTCTTGTGAACTTTCATCAGACTCATCCACATTTTCTTCAGGAGTACTATCTTGTTCGTCGTTGGATGAAGACTCATCAGGTTCAGGTGTATCCGTTTCGGGAGATTCAGGCTCTTGAATTGGTTCTGAGAGATCAGGATCATCAGGAGTCGGTTCAGTTTCTGTATTCTCACCTTCATTTGGATTGGTCTCGTCTGGTGGAGTTTGTTCGCTGTTATCAACTGGAACATAAGAAGATCCGCTAGTTAAATTAGAGCTCTGTGTTGTTGGAATTGAAATAACAGTCTCGGCATATTGACTGACAGGTCCAGACCAGTTAGCAACTCTTATTGTATATGTTGCTCCTTCTGTCAATCCAGTTAACTGAATAGATTCTGGAGCTCCATCAGTATTTAGTGTCTGCCCTTCATATGGATTTACCGCATTAGGGTCATCCGTTACTACTTGATAAAACCAAGTATTTGCTGTGTACCCTGTTGGTAATTCAGGAACAATTGTTACTGTAGTACCATCAATTACTGGCTCTGCTAATATTGGAGCAGGGGTAGGGATATTATTATTTATAGCTGAAGTTAAATCACTAGATCTAGTTGTTAAAGTAGACTGAAGGCTATTTTTTGTAGAGTTGGCAGAATTAATAGTATTATTTATCGAATTAATTCCAGATTGTAATGTAGAAAGAGCAGAGTTGTTTATAGAATTTTGAGCAACAACTGGACTAAGGCTTTGGTTTAATTGTGTAATAGCTGCATTTGCCGCATCTACTGCTGCCTGAACAGTTGATGTATTTGGATCTACATATGGAGTAAATGCAGTACCCTGACTTATTTGTCCAGCAAAACCAGAACCAGTATTTGTATCTTCAATCGGAATAATTGTTCCATTGGTAGTTTCTCTATAATTAAATCTAGCACCATTTGGAATTGGTCCAGTGGCAGTTACATTTGCCATCCATGCACCATCATTTGGATTAGTAGTCCAGTCCCATCCAGCAATAGAAACTGAAGGCGCATTCGGAGTAGAATAATAATTTGCTCCTTCATTAACTCCAAATGTAACAGTAGCATTGGATCCAACATATACATTATTATATAAAGTTCCACCCATTAATAACCCAAAAGGTAGGTTCATTTGAACGCCAGCATCGTCTATTCCAGCTAAAACATTTGTAGTATTTCCAATAGTAGCCTGTAATGCATTTACCGCATTCTGAGCATTATCAATTGCAATATTGGCCTGAGTTAATTCTGTTTGTGCAGTAGATTGTGCAGACACTGCTTCTGTTCTAGATGTAGTAAGATTTAACGCTGCTTGCTCTGCCTGAGATATTTCTGAAGCAAGTATGGCAACTGTTGCCATTGCATCTAATACATTTTGCTTAGCATCCTGAATTGCTTGAGAGCTTTGATCAATTGGATTTGTTTGTAAGTCTACTGAATTTATTGTATTGATATCTGTCTGTATTTGATTTACATCAGATTGTGCCGCTGTTATTGCTGGAGATATATCTGATACTGCCGCCTGAGCTATAGGTAAATCGGCTTGCGCCTGTGATATTTCTGTAGTAGCGCTAGCAGTTGCATCAACTGCCTGCTGAACCTCTGTTGTAGCTGTTGCAAGTGCCGTGTTGACCGCCTGTTGTGCTGGACTTACAACTACCTGCTCTGATCCACCAGTCTCATTAGCATATACTATTGTAGGTGCAACTAAAAAAAGCCAGCCGCTCACGAGAGCGCCCAGCAAGAATAGCCTGATCTTTCTAGTCAATTAACTACCTCAAATGTTACATAACTTGTTTAAGTAACATTTGAATTATAACATCTAAAACATGTTAAATGAAATTAGTTAACTACTTTTTGTTGTCTGTTTTGTAAAACCCAGAACCTTTAAACTGGATACCGAATGTTCCAAACTGCTTAACCATTGCAGCACCACACTTGTCACAAAGTTCAGTCATTGTTGCCTCGCTAATTGGCTTATTAATTTCCTTGCTGTGATTACAAATCGTGCATTTATAGTCGTACGATGGCATTACTTACCGCTCTTTTTCCTTTTTTCCGCAAGGACTGAGAAGTCCTTTACCTTGGTTTCACCCATATATGACCAGGCATATCCGTCTTCTATCATTTGTTCGTTAACAGACTTTGAACTTCCGTTAACATAGACCCACCCAAGAATTCTTCCATACTTTTCTGAACTATCTGGAAGCTCTGTCTTAACAACTATGTCTTTTGCTTCTTTAAACTTTGATTTAAGATATTCTTTTGACTCTAGGCCAAGTGTTTTTTCAAACTTATCTGTTGTTCTAGATTCTGGAGTATCAATACCAGCAAGACGCAACCTCTGTGAATAAGAGATGCTAAATCCAAGATCTATGTCCACGTCGATGGTATCGCCATCAACTATTTTTGTAACTTGCTTGATTCTATATTCGTACACGATTCTCCTTAAATTTTGAAGAGCAGTTTAGACACATGCTCAGGTGTATCCACGGGTAGCAGCCCGCTTATAGTCTGCGACTTCCCAGTGACGGGATGCAGACCTTTATTATACTATTTATTTGATTTTGATTGTCTTTGGCTTTTCCTCATCAGGAATTACACGCTCTAAATCAATTGTAAGCATGCCATTTTCGACCTTCGCACCAATTACCTCGATGTACTCACCAAGGGCAAATTCACGGGTAAATTTACGAGCAGCAATTCCACGATGCACAAATTTAGCATCATCCTTAGCTTCTTTAATTTCACCCTTAACGGTTAGTGTTTGATCTTTTACAGAAATGTCTAGATCTTCTTTAGCAAATCCAGCTACTGCAATTTCGATCATGAATTTATCCTCATCATCTGTCTTAATGACATTGTATGGTGGATATGTTGAGTTTGATGCGTGGCTGTGAACTCTTGAAAGTCTATCTAGTTCACGATTGAAGCCAATAAAAAATGGGTCCTTAAAAAGGTCCCATGTATATGTTGTTACCATTTTATTCCTCCTATTAAGCGAATAAGTTAATTTATGTGGGCCCCTATTGGCGACCCACATATATTATATCAAATCTGAATTTTAAAAGTCTAGAAGATTTTCTTCTTTTTTTCTTTCATTTTTTCTTCGTTGGCTGTCGCAGCATATAGGGCTCTTTGATGTGCAGCTGCTCTTGACTTGCTTGGGTGACATCCTTTAAGTTCGCCATTTTCATTTACTACTGCCCAACCTTTGCATCCTGCTACATTTTGTTTAACGTCGTATGGCATATTTCCTCCTAGTTATTTGGTATTTCTGGTATATCAATTGGCAATACACCTTTTTCTTTTGCAATCCTAAGTCCTTCATCGCTCAAGGTTATAGTTGCTTCTAGATTTTCATCATATTCTATATTAATTAATTCTTTTTCATACAGATCTAAAAGAGTTTTATCTACATATTCCATATGAGCTTCCCATAATTCTGGGGCTATGTCCTTAGCATCTTCGCTAATTGCAAATATCATTTCGCCGTCTTCTGCAACTCCAGCCACTTCGACAGCACCTATTTCAATATAGTGGGCCAGCCTCATATCATCTTCATAATCTTCTGAACTGTAGTCCATATTCCTATTATACTCCTAGATAGTACCTATACGATTTTGGTTTCTATTATAGGTTCTAATAGAGTGGCAGTTAGCACATACTATATCGCATTTAGCCATCTCCTCAAAACCTTTTTCTCGACCATATCGGGAATATAATTCGCTTACACTTCCGACTTTTACAAACTCTGGCTTATGATCAAACTCTAGCATATAGTGTGGATACTTCTCTCCACAGTCTACGCATCCAGAATCTTCTTTTATTTTCCAGACTTCTCTTCTGAGTTTAGCCTTTGTTAAGTTTCCTCTTTTTAAAGACTTTTGCTTTTGACCATCGCCAAGATGATACGAGATAGTTCCTTTTGAGCAGCCTAATATCTTCTGTATTTCTGTATAGGTTTTGCCCTCAGCCCTAAGCTTCAGTATGTTTTCTTTGTGTATTGATTCTTTGTTTTCTGACATTACTGTATCGTCCCGTCATCATTTTTGTCAATGGTATTTTCAACCAATTGTTGAACATAATCAGAAAAATGTTTTCTAGTGCTACCAGGTGGCCTGGAGCCAATAGTTTTCCATAGTCTCTTATATTCTATTACATTTGCAAATGTCGTTGGGCAAAGCATCACCCCGTTGTACTCTTTTAATACCGTTGGAAGTGGAACATGCTTGCCACAACATTTACATTCTTTAGCTTTATCTTGATATATACTCATACTATTTCCATTCCTTCTAGTACATCTTTTAGGTGATCTGGCATCTTTGGAGCACGAATAACATTGCTTCTCGTTGCAACTTCTTCTTCTCTATCCCACGTTAGAGAGTCGTAATTTAGTTGCTGCATCATGTCATGAGAATTCCATCGGTCAAAACTGCAAACCTTAATATTAAATCCTGCTGCTCTTAAAGAAAGTATGTAGTCTCTTACTTCAGAGAAGTCGACAGATTTATCTGCAGTTGGAGTCCAATATCTTACCGCATCAACCTCTACGATTGGTGCTGGTTGAGAATATGTGTCGGTAACTTTTATGTTTACCCAATTTCTAACATGTGACATTGCTACAGCACAATGGTCATGCTTTTGTGCAAGGTCTACGTGCATGAAATATTCTTTTTCTGGATCTGGCTGGAACCATGATTCCATTCTTCCAAATTCATCAATAGCTAATGCTGTGTTATTAAAAGCCTTTTCAATTTTTTCCCTTGACTTAAAGAATGCATCTATAGCCTCTGGTGGCATACAGGCAAACCTGCTTAGGGCATCTGGCATATCTCTATAAAAGTCTACTTTAAAGTCTTCAATCTTTTTAGTTGGATTTACTTCCCATGTTGGTCTTTTAATTGCATAGGTTCTAGGGAATAGATATGATTTAATATGATCTTCTTCCCATTCTACTGTAATCTCATTACCTTCTGTTCCTTCTGGCAAATCCTCGTCCATCTTTAATAACTTGCTTCTTACGATGGTATCTTTTTCTGCCACCACCGCATCATAAAACTTTTGAATAGGGTCATTCTTAAAACGAGGGAAAGAAAGCAAAATTACCTTTCCGAAGTCTGGAAAACGAGAAATAACAGATCCACGATACATTGAATATATAGCATCAGCAGTCTTGGCTTGATCGTGGCCAGTAGTATTTTCTGTGGCAAAGCCTGATATTTCATCTAGGATTACGGCTATTACGTTATAACCTTCCCAAGCTTCCCTCTCAGAGTGTCCAGAATATACGTTGACGCTTTTATCAAATTTAATCTCAGAAGCCTTTGGCTCATATTTTCCTACAAACCATGGGGACCTTTCAATTCTTGTCTTAAATCCTTTGAAGAAAACGTTGTTTGCTTGCTGTGCGTTAATAGCAATATTAAGGATATCAATTGTGTCTCCAGGTGGCTTTCCATAATATGTTGCTGGATCTTTAAGGCATAATAGTAGGTATACAATGTAAGAAACAGAAATAGTTGAACAATAGTCTTTTCCAGAACCTTTTCCTAATTGAGCAATAACTTCATTACAGGTTTGCTTGAATCTAGTTTTACCATCAGTTTCTCCAAAGAGTTTGATAAGCGTTGATTCTTTATAAATCTGAGAAGACTTTTCAATTAATGTATATTGATATTCTGAAAGTGGTGGTAGCCCAAGATACTCTGGACTAGTTACAAATGTACGCAGATCTACTGGACGCTCATCAAATTCTTCGCCGTCAAGTATATCTATTAGATCATTGAAATTAAGATCCACGTACTTCCTCTGTTTCAATTACAACTGGTTCGACAATTCCAGTTATTTGAGACAAGCGCTTGGCCACATCCATTTTACATTTAGGACAGGTTGCTGTTACTTCTTTAAGAATCTTTACGAGGATATCTTGTTTGTGTTCTGTTTCTGCAATTTGAGTTGCTAATTCTGCATTATCTAGTAAGCCTACCTCTTGAAGCATACCAATTCTTTTGCCTTCAATATCTGCAATTAGTTTTAGGGCGGTGGCTTTTACATTTAATTGGCCAGCTTGGTCAGCATCCTCTACGGTCTTCCAGGCCTCTTTAATTAACATAGCGTAATGTTGGTCAGCGCCAGAGATGGCTTCCTTAGCCCTCTCACGAGCCGTAGAATCGTTTCTAACGACCTCTTTCCACTGGTCGATATACTCTAAGACCTCTGCCCGCTTAAAACCCGTTATGGTGGCAATCTGGCTAGGATTATTACCCTTAAGTAATTCCCCTACAACTTTATTCATTCGATCATAATGATCAGTTAGTTCAATTTCCATATATACTCATTATAATCCTAGTCGACTAAAAAATCAACTAGATTTATCGATTTTTGCCTTAGCTATCTTATATAGAACCAAATATCCGATCAAATCGTCAATATCATTGTCTCCAGCAAAGCCTTGATTATTTTTAACTCTATTTAATTTGTCATCAATTCTGACCTTTAATTG